ATTAGACGAAGAGGATGTACAAGATTACTTGCAAGGGATTCTAAACAACGAACCCCAATGCGATTGTCAAGAATGAAGAACCCATATGAAAAGTTACTCAATAGAAAGAGAACATGGACACCAGTCCAAACAACAGCAGGTAAACTTAAACCTGGATCTGAAGAGACCATCTACCGTGCTCTCGCAATACGCCATATGGAGCTACCAGTTGGCGAGTTTATTGCAGAATCACTTGAAAAAGAGGTTCCCGAATCTGCACGGACTCTTTTAGAATCAAACGTCAAGGATGAGATCAAACATGATCTCGCTCTTGGCTACATAACCAACGCTATAGGCGTTGATGAGAAGGCAGAGAAAGAAGCCTTCTTACTTAGGGA